GAATAACCTCGCCCACAGCGTTACCAGCACCGGAACCATCACCCGGGCCTGGACTTTGCTGCCCGATATCTGGTTCGTTGTTGATCGGGAATTGGAAACTCGCCGACTTGTAGACCTTGCATCCTTCCAAAGCAATCGGCGGCGCGGCTTTCAGGGTGGCCGGCGTGACTGCTTTGTTGTCAACGGTACCGGCATCCACTTCAAGCTGCGTTGCCAGTGCGATAACGCCTCGACGAGCTTCTGTCGATGTACGGCCATCAAGTTTGACTGTTGTGAGAGCAGCCGTATCCTCAACCGCCGGCTGTGCCTCAGCCTCTACTGCCGTCGCTCTTCTGATGTGGCCGCTGAGTACCTCACTTGATCCGCGGCCCTCGTACTTCGCTGGCGTGACGATCTTGTCGTCAAGCAGACCAGCATCCATCTCGACCTGCGTGGCGACCTCGAGGATGCCAGCCTCATCCTCTGTTGCTGGGGGAACGAAGCCAATCTCGAAAACATCATTGGCAACGTCGTCCACCACGGCCGCTACCCTGGTCCCAGCCCTTACCTCTAGGCCGGGATTGGCGGAGGTTTTGACCGTCATCAGATCGGCGGTCTCGTTCGATATGATGTAGAGCTTGGACGTACTCGGCACCTGGATGCTTCTGGTGCCACCAGGTGTGCCGACGATAGCGATGATCGCCTTTCTCGCATCATCCTCAGCGCCGTTATCTGCCTGAAGAATTACCGGGTCTGTGGCCGGCGTGACATCAAGATCCAGCCGCTCAGCAATCGCGTCCTCAATTAACTGAATAGCGCTCGCGTTGTTGATGAACCCCCACTGATTCTGGTTGCCACCAGTTTCCTGAAGGACGAGTCGTAATAATGTTGTAAATTCGTCTGCCATTAGCCTGATGTCCTTACTGCTGCGAGGGTCGGATCAGTCGGATCCGGCCACTCGATAGTGAATGTGCCATTGTTAACAGCGATGGGAGACCCGAAGTTGATCACCCAAAGCACCTTATCTTGCTGTGGTCCTGCTGTAGTGTTGTAGATGACGGCACCTTGTGCGGCCTCGTTAAGAATTCCCCAGGTTGCACCTGGTCCCCAGACAACATCATCGAAATCAATTGCTGGCCGCTCTGGTTCGCCCGGCGTATAGATGACATTCTGCGTCAGCGCCTCACCGCCGGCCGTGTACCCGACGCCCACAAGCTCGTTACTGATCGATGATTGGTCGTCGACGGTTACCGGATCGATGTCTGCCAAGGTCGAGTACAGCGCAATGAACAGCGCGTCATTCTCAACATCGTGATTGCCTTTGACATTCTGATCGAAGAGAAACTGAAACGCTGTGCCGGTTTGGATACTCATCCTGCCATGCTCACTGTTGTGGCTGCAGCCTGAACTGGATCATAGTCGCCACGCCACTGACGCCTAAGCTCGAGCTTTCTCGCCGGCATCAATTCAGCGTAGCTCTGCCGCCATGTGCTTAGGTCCTCGGCATCTGATATCAGGAACTCATCGGAAGCCAGCAGGCACGCATACAAGAGCAGATCACCTGCATTCGTTCCAAGCCAGGTGGTCTGGTTACCCGGTGCCAAGGCTTCAGGCGTTTGAATCTGGCGAAGCTCGAATGCGTAGGCATCGTCCGGGGGCGGCACCATGAAGAACTCGGTCTCCGTATATTCGGCGTAGTACTGCGGCTCTGCGGTCGCCGTCTCGTCGGGTTCGAAGTCCAGACACCACTCGTAGGTCCTGCGCTCCTGGTAGCGCCTCAGGCCGGTGGCCGTCCCTGTGGTGGGGAAGGCCGAGGTTGGTACCGTGATCGCACCACCGGTCGTGTATTGCGTAGCGCCTACCGTGAGCCGCACCTCGTCGATCCATCCATCGACAAACGCCTCATTGCCGAAACCATCAGTAGGATCAAGTACGCCCAGCTTCACGGTTTCGGTGGAGTCTTGTATATCAGCGAAGAATACTGGAGCCTCGAACTCGAGTGCGCCATTCCACCAGATGCTCAGGGTGCCTCCGGTTCGCTGCGCAACGAACCAGTGGAAAACACCCAGCGCTGGTGCCCCGCCAATACCGCCTTGCTCAAATACTCCATCAGCCTCGAACCTGATCCGGTAATCAAGGCCGTCCTGGATGAGACTGATCGCGAACGATTCATCGGTTGAGGTGCTTGTGGACCACTGCGATACCATCGTCATCTCATCGCCAACGGCTGGCAGTGATGTGAATCTCACGAATCCTTCGATCGTGAAGTCTTCGCCTGCAAGCACGAACGCAGGATCATCGGCGTATTCCATGTAGTCGCCTGCGCCATCGAGCAATAACGATGCGGTGCCAAACTTCTGTTCGGCCGTGTCCAGCTGGGCATCGCCGACAAACGTCGCGGCGAAGCCATTTGCCGATAGCTCGGTGTATGCCGTGGCACCATCAGCGCCATCAGCGTCGACGAGCAGTTCGACATTCGCCGGGCCGCCGGCATCGCGCAGATGAAGCGACCTGGTCCCCTGCCAGTCTGAAGGCTTGATGGCCTGCACGTATTGGCCAGCGGTCAATGTACCTCCGATCACTCGATCGAAGATTTCGAAGTTCAGATCTGTTGCCAGGCGACTCTCGCCGAGCGCGACAATCCTGTTCTGATTCGCCACGAACTCGGCACTGCTTTCCTCGAGCCAGTCCTCGAGAGCCGCGATCAGTTCATCGTATGTAAATGATATCGATGTGGGCATATCAGAGCCTCATGGTGTAAATGCAATTTTCGATGCGGCCAAGGCCGCCTGTGCTGCGGTGAAATGCTGCGGGTAAAATCGTACCTCGTCAATGAAGCCTGCCCCGCTGCTTGGTGTCGTGCGCCAAGCACCGTCGTGAAATCTCGTTCCTGCTTCAAAGTAATCACGTAGCACTCTCGTTCCATCGAGCAAATCAAAATTCGTAGCTGGGATTCCCAGCCACCGAACCATGTTGATCACAGGAGCAACCGACGCTTCAAAGACACCATTGACGTATATCTCACCCGTTCCATCAGACTTCAGAGTTCCAAGCAGATGGTAGGTATTATTCACGACCAGTACCTTGCTGCCACGAGCTTCACCAACCAGTGACCCTGCTCGATCACTTATTTGCGCGTAATTCCCGCCCTCAAGCAGCGCAAACGAAGGGGTCAGATTGGTTCCTGCACCTGGCGCGTTCCAGTTATCGAAAGCTAATTCGAAGACCGCTGTGCCATCATTGGAATGGTTATGCACGCTTGACACGATCCGTGAGATGCCACCACCTACACTTCGCTGCCCGATGGCAGTTGGTTTGATCGCATACTCAATCGTGAAGCCATTGCCATAGATTAAGGGCGTGCTGCTATTCACAACCCGTGCGGCATTCTGAAAGAGAATCGAAGTGCCAAGGGTGTCAGCACGCAGCGATGGCTGGCCCGGCGTCCCAGTGCCGACTCCAAAAGTCTGGTATGCCAAATTGAAGAACGGCATCAACCAGTCCCTGTGTCTGGCTCAGGCGTGACCAGGCTATCCATATCCCACTGATGTTCCGCAGCCGGAATCACAATAGGCGGTCCATCGACTACAGTTTTTGATGGGCTGCTCTGTGCAAAGCCGAAGAACAGCAGAGAGCTTGGCATCCTGAATGTGGTGCTGACCTGGTCGCGTTCCGGCGCCGGCCTCCACAGCGATACTGGATCCTCGATCTCCGGCAGCGATTCCTGCGGGTGCTTACCTTCGTACCAGGCTGGGTCAACGACAAGGCTGGGATAGTAACCGTCTGACACCATGTCCTTCAGCATCATTTTCCTGCCGGACCTGGCGCATTCGCCTACTGCAAATTTTCCCTTCGCGTATCGCTTCGGCACGTATTCACCTCAGCATCCGACGCCTGGATCCACCACTACCCAAAGCTCGAGCCATGCCACCTCTACGGGCCGGCGGTCCCTGCCTGCCACCAATCCGTGACGCAACAGACTGTCCTCGTGGCGGAGTAAGCGCTGCCGGCGCCGCAGTCTTTGCTCTTTTCATAGCTGCGCCGAATCGGGAGGCCTGATCTGCTGGTCGCGGTGTACCTGGAGGTTGGATGACGCCGCCAGTTCCTGCACCGCGTGCCGCAGCTTGACGCATCATCTCCGACCTGGCGGATGCCGTTCCCTGCTGCAGGGTCGGCGTACCGCGACCACCTCGCGCAGCGAAGCCGAAAGTTCCACGGCCTGGCCCCACTACTCCGCCGGTACCTGGTCTTGGCATTGGCTTGCCGGCAATCGTGCCAGGACCTCCTCGCTGGGTAGGCATGACGGCTGGGCGCATCGTGCCACCACCTGCCGGGCCGCCCATCACTCCACCTCTTGGCATGCCGCCCGCGCCACCTGGCCCCACTACGCCGCCCGTACGCTGCGCCTGCGCCACCTTACGACCAAGACCTGGAACGGTCTCCCCTATCGCTATTGGGCTGGTGGGCTGTGTCGTGCCTGGCGCTGCTCTTTGGCCTGCAATCTTTGCACGGTGTGCAGCCGCAAATCGGTCTCGAATCATGTTAGACGGCGCTTCCGCCCCTGGCTGTTGCGGCGCCCGCGGCGCTTGCCGCGCCCGAGCTTGCTGCATCGCTCGGCCAACCATGCCCGACATGCCACCTCCACCGTGACCCGGATTGCCGCCGCCCTTCCTCTCCATCGCAGACTGGTGCATAAGATTTTTCATTGATCGTGACAGTGCCATTACGGTCTCCCGTGTTGTCGTGAGTAGTTTGCGGACATGACAAACGGCGCTGTGTCTCTGTCCTCGTCGTGAGCCAGGGTCCACTCTTCCTCCGCTAATAGCTTGAGCGCTTCCCACTTTGCCGCGTTGTATTTCAGCGCCACCTTGGCAGCCAGTTCAGCCACAAAGGCCTCCTGGTATCTGAACGGAATATCGAGCGTGTTCTGCGCGTTGCCGAGATCCTGGATCTGCTTGTAGACATTCATGATGATCTGGTCGGTGTCGTTCTCGCCGGCCAGCCAGAAGAAAACCTGTACCCGGTTGGTGCCGTCCGTATCCCGACGCCGATCGACAAAGTAGCGGTCAGGTCGCCCGATCAGGTTCTTATCATGCAGGATCAGGTAGTCAGATCTCGAGATCGGATAGATCTCGGTGTCAACGCCGTTCCGGCGAATCACCGCAGACTGGACCTCGATCGTACCGGCCGGCAAATCAAAGCTGACCTGACCGGGCGTTATGGTCTCGGTGACCTGTTCGAAGGTCCACTGGTTATGCCCGCGGTTGGCCCAGGACGAAAGCTGAAAGCCAGCGGATCGCCTGATTGAAATGATGTGCTCGCCCGTGATCTCCTGCAGGTTCATGCCTGCGCGCTCGACTGCCTCGTCAGCGATGCTCGCCAGGTTCGGGTCAAACAGATATGTGCCTGTGCTCGCCATGGCTATAACCTCAGGCCGCTTTCAGCGCCGAGTGGACTGTTGATCGGAGTGCCATTGACCTGACCTGGGCCAGAATCTTTTGTCGCTCCAGCCCCGGACGCTGTGGCTCCTGGCGCCCACTCTCTGAGTTGCCACCTGTGCAGCAAGCCATGGACAATGCCATCGACCCCACGCAGCGTGTACATGGTTTCAAGCTCTGCTGCTGACAGGGCACGATCATAAAGTCGGCAATCCGCCATGAACGCATTGA